TTTTCGATCTGCGGACGACCTTCGACAACTTGCAGTTGACGGTGAACGGCACGGGGCCCACGACGGGGACGGCGACGCTTACGAACGGCACGTTCTACCATCTGCGGCTCGACTACGAGCACTCGACCGGGGCCCATCGTGTGTTCGTCAACGGCGTGCTCGATATCGCCCTGACGGCCGCGCACACAGATCCGACGCCCGACATCCTGGTGATCGGCCCCGTGAACGGCCTTGGGGTCGGGACGTTTACGTTTGACGAGGCGTACGCGTGGGACCGGCTCTTGACGGCGCAGGAGTCCGCGAGTCTGCTCACGAAGTTCTATCCGTTCCAGCAGAGCTAGATGGCACGACGACCCGAGACATATCGGCGTATTCACGCGGCGGCGAACGGCGCGGAGCGGCGGCTCATCCGCGCGTTCCGCGTCGCCGCGGCGCGCGCGCGGGCGCACGTCAAGCTCGTGGCGCTCGCCGATGCGATTGCAGCCGGGGACTTTCTGCGCGCCGAGCGCGCAGCGGGGATCCGGCCGGAGGCCACGAACGCGCCGCTCGGCGCGATCACTCGTGATGCGTTTCTGCGCGGCGGCAAAGAGGGGGCCCTCGTCGTGAACGGGTTGCGCCGCTGATGGCCACGCTGGCGCCGCGGCATCGTGTCCCGTTTCGGTTCGATGGCGACAACCCGGATGCGCAGCGCGCGGCCGCGAAGCGGGCCGCGGATCTCGTGGTCGGGATCTCGCGTTCGCAGCGCGAGGCCGTACGCGCGATCATCTTGCGCTCTATCCGTGACGGGATTCCTCCCCTGGACGCCGCGCGGTTGATCCGCGATGTCGTGGGTCTCGATCCGCGGCGCGCGAATGCCGTTGCGAACTATCGCGAGGAGCTTGTCCGCCAGGGTTCGGCGAACGTCTCGGGCCTCGTCGACCGCTACGCGGAGCGGCAGCTCCGGAACCGCGCGGAGACGATCGCGCGGACCGAGATCCTCGAGGCGCTCAACGCGGGGGCCCTGGAGTCCTGGCGACAGGCGCGCGCCGACGGCTACTTGACGAGGGACGCCGAGAAGGAATGGATCGTCACTCCCGATGACCTGCTGTGTCCGATCTGCGAACCTCTGGACGGCGAGCGTCGGCCCGTTGAAGTTCCGTTCTCGGGCGGCGTCATGATGCCGCCTCAACACGCTAACTGTCGCTGTGCCGCGGCCCCGGTTGAGCCGCGGCCAGAGTGATGAAACCGTTTGACTTTTGCCACGAAAAGTGGCTAGAATTTGGGGCATATGAAGGGCACGATCACGCAGTTGACGGAGGTCCCCGAGGCGTTGCGGGGTGAGTACGAGTTCCACGAGGCCGACAAGACGTTCCGGCTCAAGGTCGACGGCGCGCTTCCGGGCTTCGCTCGGGGTGAGGACCTCGCGGCCGCGAACGCGCGGATCACCGAGTTCCGCGACAATAACATCAAGTTGCTCAAGGCTTTGGGAGCCGACAGCGTCGACGCCGCGTTGACGCGCGCCGCGGCGGTAGCCGGGATCGACACCGTGAAGCTCACGGCGCTCAAGGACATCGACCCCGAGGAGCACAAGGCGCTCAAGGCCAAGGCCGCGAAGCTCAAGGACAAGGGCGTCGATGACCCCGACCAGGTCGACGCGCGGTTCAAGGCGATGCTCGATGCCGCGATCAAGCCGGTGAACGATAAGCTGGCGAAGACCGAGGCCGATCTCGTGGCCGCGCGCAAGAAGGCCGATGACGGGATCCTGCGGCAAGCCGTGGCCGAGAAGTTCTTGAGGGCCGGGGGCAAGCCCAAGGCCCTCGACTTCGTCGTCGGCAAGGCCGCCGAGGCGTTCCAGGTTCAGGATGGCGCTGTCCGCGCGCTGCCCACGAAGTTCTCAGCGGACAAACCGGGCGAGGCCCTCGGGATCGAGGAGTGGCTCGCGGGTCAGGCCAAGGAAGCGGATTTCGCGTTCGAGCCGTCGCGTGGCGCTGCTGCCTCCGGGAGCAACGGGACCAGCGGGTCACCCGCTCGGCCAGGCGTGCGTCAGCTCGTGAACCCTTCGGCACAGGATCTCGGCAAGTATGCCAGGGAGATCGCGAAGGGCGAGGTCGTGATCGTCTCGCAGTAAAGTAGCGCTCCGGGCGGCGCCCGTGAGCGAGGCCCCGGTGGGGCTCCAAGATAGGCGCTCAACTGTCGTTAGAGTCGGGATTGACCCGACAAGGAGCCCCAGACATGGCCGGAGCACTCGTTACCACGAACATCCTTCAGACGCTCGTCGCGATGGGCCTCAACGCCCTGCGCGAGCAGATCGTCCTCACCAAGCTCGTCAACCGCAATTACGAGAACCTGATTGTCGGCGCGACCCGTGGGTCGACCGTCAACGTCTCGGTTCCCGCCGCGGTCGCGACGCGCACCGTGTCGCCCGACGTCGTGCCCCCCGCGGTGACCGCGGTGACGCCCACCAGCGTGGCCGTCACGCTGTCGGAGTGGAAGGAAGCGCCGTTCGCGATCGACGACAAGGGGCTCGCCCAGGTCGCGGCCGGGATCATCCCGATGCAGGCGAGCGAGGCCGTCAAGGCGCTCGCGAACGAAATCGACAACTTCCTGTGGGGCAAGTACAAGTCGTTCTACGGGTTCGCGGGTACCGCTGGGACCGTGCCGTTCGCGACGGACCTCGGCGAGTACCTCGATGCCCGCAAGGTCGCGAATGAGCAGATCATGCCCATGGAGCCGCGTTACATGCTGATTGACACCGACGCCGAGGCCAACGCGCTCGGGCTTCGGGCGTTCCAGGACGCGAGCTTCGGCGGCGGCTCCGACGTCATCGTGAACGGCCAGATCGGTCGCAAGCTGGGGGCCCTGTGGGCCATGACCCAGAACGTGCCGACGCACACGGCCGGCACCTGGACCGACGCCGGAACGACCACGGGCACGAACGCCGCGGGGCAGGCGACGGTCAACCTGACGGGCGGCACCGGCTCACTGCTCGTCGGCGACATCATCACGTTCTCGGGCGCCGATACCCAGACGTACACCGTGCTGACGGCCACCGGCACGGCGCCGACGACGGCGATCACCGTGAGCCCCAACCTGGTTACCGCGAAGTCTTCGACGGAGACGGTGACCAACAAGGCGACTCACAAGGTCAACCTCCTGATCCACCGTGACGCGATCGCGTTCGCGATGGCGCCGCTCAACGATGCGGCCGGTATCGCGGGCATCCTGCCGCCCGCGACGGCGGTCGACGAGGAGTCGGGCCTGAGCCTGCGCCTCGAGGTCACGCGGCAGCACAAGCAGCTCCAGTGGAGCTTCGACGCGCTCTATGGCGCGTCGGTGATCCGCCCCGAGCTGGGCGTCCGTCTCGCCGGGTAGTCCCCACTCCGGCCCGGGCCAGGACTGACGTCGGGATCCCTGGCCCGGGCATGTAATCGACCGGAGATCCCGGCGAAGGAGTAAGGACATGGGCGCGAGACTCTACCCCCAGGGTAAAGGCGGGCTCAAGAGCCGCTATGTCGGCGGCGCGTTGACGTTCTACAACTCGACAGGCGCAATCGTGTACGTGATCGACCCCACGAACCGGCGGTTCGCGTCGGGCGCGAACAGCGCGGACAACGCAGGCAACACGCTGCGTTTCAACTCGATCACCAACACCGGGACCGCGAACGACTTCATCGGTTTCCAGTGCAAGCCGGCGCAGGGCGCGGCCACGGCCAAGAACGTGGTCGGGGCCGAGATCGGGCCGCGCGTCAACTCCGGGTTCGCACTCACGGGCGGCGGCTCGCTGATCGGCGCGACGATCGCGCCGGAGCTGAAGGGCACGGCCGCGGGCACCATCGGCGGCGACTATCGCTGCTTGCAGCTCGAGGCCGTCACCGACGACGGGGGCACCCGGGCGATCACCGGCAACGTGTCGATGCTCCGGTTCCGCTCTGCGTTCTCTTCAGGGACGATCAGCGGCAAGTTCGTGCCGATCCGGATCGAGAAGCCCGAGGCTCAGACGAACAGCAAGAACTTCGACGCCGTCTTCGAGCTGACCTCGACTCTCGACGGCGTGTGGCATGACACCCAGACCTCCGCAACCGGAGCCGGGTTCATCAAGGTGCTGGTCAACGGGAACGCCCGGTACATCACGCTCACGTCGGGCGCGCCGAGCTAGGGCGCATGACACCTGAGAAGATCCTGGCGCGTCTCGAGGACCTGCGGGGGCGGCGGGATGAGGCCGTCGCCCTCGCTCATTCCCTTGACGGCGCGGTTCAGGATTGCGAGTTCTGGCTAACGGAGGCCCACCAGGCGGAAGAGACTCCGAAGGCGGACGAAGGAGAGGTAGCCGATGGCCGAGATCCAGCCTAACCGGACGATCGGGTTGTTCCCGCAGCGAACGCTCACTGTCGCCGAGACGTTTGTATTCGACCCTATCGCGGTGCCACGAGACGGGCACTTGCTCACGGTCGAAGCGCAATTCCTCTACGGCTCCGGGGGGACGTCAGCGAAAGCCTACGTCCAGACGAGCGTCGACGGCGGGTCAACCTGGTTTGACGTCGCGTCGTTCGCGTTCGCGACAACCGCCGCAAACAAGGTGAGCGCCGTCAACCGCTCGATTGCCCCGGCGTCCCAGGCGTTCACGCCGACGGACGGCACGCTCACGGACAACACGATCATCCAGGGCGCGCTCGGCGACCGTGTGCGCGTCAAGCTCATCACGACCGGCACGTATGCGGGGGCGTCGAGCATCAAGGTCACGGGGGTCTTCAACTAGCCATGGCCGTCCCCACGCTCATCGCGACCGCGGGCTCGGCAACCGCGAATTCGTATTGCACCGTGGCCGAGGCCACGACGTACCACGAGTCACGGCTCCACTCCGAGGACTGGACGAACGCCGACACGGACACCAAGACGGTTGCACTGATCCACGCGACCCGTGAGCTGGATTCCCGGTACGAGTGGACGTCGTTCCCCACGGACCAGGATCAGGCTCTCCAGTGGCCGCGGTCGTCGATCCTCAAGCGCGGCGGGATCGACTACTATGACAATGACGTGGTACCGCCGGAGATCAAGAACGCGACCGCGGAGTACGCGCGGCAGCTCATCGTCGCGGATCGTACCCTGGACTCGGACATCGAGACCCAGGGAATCACGTCGATCCGCGCGGATTCCGTCGCCATCACGTTCAAGGACGTCGTGCGTTCGAAGCCCGTACCGGATGCGGTTCGCGCGTTGATCCCCTCGTGGTGGGGATGGATCGCGAACCGCGTGCCGACTATCGGAATTGCGAGAGCGTGATGGGGCTCGCGGACGTCGTGCGCTCGGCCGTCGCGATCGCGGACTCGGTGACCGCCAGCCTCCAGACGGACGTCACGCACGAGGCATGGATTGACGACGACCGCTTTGGCAAGCCGACGTATGCGGACCCGGTGACGCGAAAAGCCCTGGTCTCCCAGGTCCAGAAGCTCGTGCGCACCGCGGATGACCGGACTGTCGTGGCGAAGACCAAGGTGTCGTTTCTGCGGCCGATTCCGGCGCAGGGCGCCAGTGGGCGCGCCGAGCCGCTCGATCCACGGGACAAGATTACGCTCCCGGACGGCACGACGGGCCCGTTGCTCGCCGTCGAGGGCATGGTTGACCCGGGGACCGACCGCCCGTACTTGCTGGAGTGTTTTTTCTAGGAGAAGGGGGAGGGGAATGGCGATGCACGGTCCGATGAAACCCTCGGCCGAAATGAGCAAAGCGATGTCGGATTGCGAGAAGATGCTCAGCATGAAAGACATGAAGATGACGCCTGAGATGAAAAAGGCGCACGCTGAGTGCAAAAGGGCTGAGGCCAAGTAGCTCATGGCGCTTGAGGGGGTCGGTGAAATGGCGCGGCGGCTACAAGAGATCGTAGCGCGGATGAAGCGCGAGCTGGAGACCGCGGTCTACCAAGAGGCCCTGGACGTTCAGCGGTTCTCGATGCGGATGACGCCGGTTGAAACCGGGGCGCTCCGCGCGAGCCACGAGACGAAGCGCCCGCGGACGGATTCCGGGGGTACGATCGTTGTCGACATCGTGGTCGGCGGCCCCTCGGCGCCGTACGCGCTCTATGTCCATGAGAATCTCGACGCGAATCATGAGGTCGGGCAAGCGAAGTTCTTGGAGACTGCGGTGCTCGCGTCGCAACCGACGTTCGCGTCGAACGTCGCGAAGCGGCTTGAGAGCAAGTGGGGGAGCTTGTAGTGGCGACGACGGCGAGCGAGATTGCGGATTACCTCGATGCCCTCGCGTCGATCACGTATGAAGTGCGGGTCGGCAAGACGCCGCCGACGCCGGACAAGGTCCTCGTTGTCCGCGAGTACAGCGGCGCGCCGCCGAACATGGGACTCGGCGTTGACGGCGTACAGCACGAGATGCCGGGAATCCAGGTGATCGTCCGCGGCGCGCCTCTCGAATACGAGGAAGCACGCGGACAGATCGAAACCGCGTACCAGGAACTTGCGAAGATCCAGGCCGAGACGCTCGGGTCGACGTTCTACCTGATGGTCAGGCCGCAGCACTCGCCGTTCGAGCTGGATACGGATGACCGGGACCGGACGCGCTTCGCGTGTAGCTTCCTGGCCGAGAAGGAGCCGACGGCGCAATGAGCCAGGAACACGCGCTGATCGTGGCCCCCGACGGCCGTCCGGCCGCCGATTCGGAACGATGCCCGGAGTGTGGCTCGCGGGACCTCGAGGCCGTCTCCGGATTTGGCGGATGGCAGACGGTGATATGCGGACGGTGCCGGCGGGCCGTCCAGGAAAGGCGGGAGTGATGGGCCTTTACACGGTGCTCCGCGAGGGCGTGAGCCAACGTGAGTCCGGGCGCCCTGGTGAAGGACGCCTTGTCGACCGCGCAGTTGGCGAGGTGATCGAGGTCTCGGACGTCGCGGCCGAACGCCTCGTGGCCCGGGGTTTGCTCGATCCGATCTTCAAAGACGAGGAGGTCTAAGTGGCCAAGTACGGGCCGGTTGACGCATTCCTGATTGTGGGCGGCAAGGACCTCACGGGGCACACGTTCGTTCTCGAGGAGGCGTCGGAGCAGATCATCGAGGAGACGCATGCGCTGGGCGATTCCTGGGAGGAAAGTCTCCCCGTGGGCGTCGCCCGGCATATGCTCACCGCGAACGGCGGGCTCTATGATGACGCCGCGCTCGGGTTGATTGCGGCGTTCGAGACCAGTCAGTTCCCGACGCCGACGAAGCAGCTCGTGTGCTTCGGCATGTCAGGCAACGATCCGGGGGACGAGGCCGTGATGCTCAACGGCACGTACGTTGCGAAGTGGAAGCGCATGGGGTCGCGCGATGCGTTGACCAAGGCGCACGCCGAGCACGTCATCACCGGGGATCGCAAGGAGGGCAAGCTCATTCACGGGCGATCGGACTCCGAGACCTCGGCGTCCGGGAATACCGAGGGCGCGGATTCCGTCGACAATCTCGCGTCTTCGGCGAATGGCGCGACCGGGGATCTCCACGTCACGGCGTTGACGCTCGGGGGCTACACGAGCGTTACATTCAAGGTCCGCGATTCTGTGGACG